GACGGTAGCTTTACACCTGAAAGCACAGCATTTGACGTTAGTTTACAAGGTGGAGGATTTCAGTATACCACAGCAACAGGTATAGATCCTGGTGATATTGTTGTGGATGGAGATGGATTTGTTACACCAACTACTAGTAAAGGCCCTGAAGAACAAGTACCTGGCCAAGTTTTAGATGCAGTTGATATTCAAGTTTACAGTCGTGTTAGCGAAGGACAAGGTATTATTTCTACAAGAAGTTATCTTACAGATGGCACAACAATAGAATGGGAATTTGACGCATTTCCGCAGACAGAAAATACTGTGGTTGTAACAGTCGAAGGTGAAGTTATAGACAATGCTGATTTAAAACTAGATTTTGAAACTAGACTTCTAAGTTTAGCAGATAGTTCTGCAATCGCTGCAAACAAAAATTTAACAATTGTAAGCATTGGAACCAACGGAGTCAATATTTTAGATAGTGATAATATTATTGCAGATGGGACAAATACATATTACGAATTGCCCATACGTTTTACAGAAGAACAAAGTACTTTTGTTACTGTGAATGGAGTCAAACAAGAACCTGCTACACAGTACGGATATGATACTAATGCTGATGGATTTGGTACTTTAGAATTTCCTACCGTTTTAGATGAAGGCACTGTAATTGGATACACTGTGTATAGTGAAAAACTAAATCAGTTTAGTGAAATGGTTATCGATAAAACCATGGTTACTGATGGGTTAAACATTACACACAGATTTACAAACGATGTTGCTGTACCTTCTTTGAAAAAACCATATGCAAGCAATGTATTAGTACAGCGTGAAAAAGGGTCAAAGTTTTTACATCCGGGATACAGAATTGGTTATACTACAACTATAGCGAGACAGTATGACATTCAAGCCTGGCAATTTGAAGATACTACTGCAATTGACAGTAAAGATGTTATTGTTTATTTAGATGAAGTTTTATTATCAGACGAAGAATGGAATTATGATCCTCTAAATGGCAGGGTTGAAATTTTGTCAAACAATGTTGCACTTCCTGGTGCAAAATTAGAAATTTTTATTATAAGAGATGCAGAGTATTTCTTCTTTAACACACAAGTTGTAATTGAAAATGGTTCTGCACTTGACGACTTAGTAAGAGACCAAGATGTGTCATTTAGATTAACAGACGATAGCACAATAGTTAATGCAAGAGTAGAAAGTTTTACTCGTGATGGTGATAATATGACTATTGAACTACAAGGATATGTTAGAGACTTGTTTGAATTAAAAAGCACTGATGATACTCCTGCAATGGTTGCAAATGATGAAAGCACAGCAGATTTAAAATTACTAGATGTAACACTGGTTGAGACAGATAATTTAGTCTTAAAAGAAGCACCAGATGCTTGGGAAACAGTTAGTGTGTATACGTTTAGCAATCATGACATTAATGAGTTTGAAAGAAACAGTTATGATGTTGTATGGAATACAAATCAAGCACCTGTTGGTTCTCAAGAATACATTGATAAAAACTTATTGAGTAAAGGTTTTGTTAAATTACAAAAACCAGCACTGAGTGCAAATTATGTTTGGGTATTTGTAAACGGAGAAATCCAAGTTCCACAAAAAGATTATAAAATATCTACTGCAAAAGACGGTGTACAACTTTATAAAAAAGTACTACCAAATGATAAAATCGATGTGTTACAATTTGCTGCACAGACAAGTAAACCAAAATTTGGATTTAGAATATTCAAAGATATGTTGAATAGATATCATTATAAGAGATTAAACAATCAAAACGAATATGAATTGCAACAACCTTTGAATTATTATGATCAAGTTATTCAATTAAAAGACTCAACTGGTATACAATCACCTAATAAAGCATTAGGTACACCAGGTGTTGTATGGATAGATAAAGAACGTATTGAATATTACACATTGGATGGCAATTTGTTAAGACAGGTACGTAGAGGTACACTAGGCACTGGTGTAAAATCTACTTATGAAGTAGGCACAAAAGTTACAGGCCAAGGCATTGAAGAAAATATTCCATACAAAGATGAAGTTATAAAAACAACATTTATTGGTGATAGTAGTAGTAAACAATTTATACTTGATTTCACACCAAGCAGTATTGATGAAATTGATGTATTCTTAGCAGGTACTAGATTACGTAAAGATAATATAGTAGAGTTTGACCACACAATAGATCAAGATTCACCAGAAGCAGATGTTACTCGTGCTCCAGAAGTTACAATGGAAACAATTGTGTGGGGAGATAGCACTGTAACTGCATTATATTTGGCAGATTATATTGATCCACCTGCAAATGGAACCATAATTGAAGTAATTAGAAAAACAGGAAAAACTTGGACAGATCCAGGAAAAAGTATAGCAGACAGTGAAAATCAAATTGCTAAATTTATAACAGACAAAACAATATCGCTACCCCGATAAATACAATATAGGAACGGAATGAAAATATGATTAATGAACAAAGTGGCGTACACATCGAAGGACATATTAAAATACATAATCCAGATTCTGGACACGTATTTGTAAACAAGCGTAATGCTATTCATTATGAAAATATGAGTATCAGTCTTGCTGAAAGTTTAGGTAATGCCGGAGAAGGTTTTATCTATGAAATGGCGTTTGGCAACGGTGGTACTAGTGTTGATCCAACTGGTATTATTACATACTTAACACCAAACAGCACTGGTACTAATGCCAGCCTTTACAATCAAACATATCAAAAAGTAGTCGACGACCGTTCCGTAAATAATGTCGATCCACAAAGAAATAAAATCGAAACACGTCATGTGACAGGTACAAATTATACTGATATTGTTGTAAGTGCATTGCTAGATTATGGTGAACCAGATGGACAAGATGCATTTGATACAGCAGCAGATACTGAAGCGCAATTTGTTTTTGATGAACTAGGATTAGTTGGATATTCTCCTAGTGGAAGTGGCAGACTTTTGACACACGTGATTTTTCATCCTGTGCAAAAATCGTTAAACAGACTTATACAAATTGATTACACGGTTAGAGTACAAAGTTTAAGTGGAGGTAATACTTAATGTCATATCAAGTTCCTTTCACAGATCAAGCAAACAAAGGTGAAATCACAGTAGAAGAAAGTAGTTTTAACAACGATACAAGTTTGAGCTTACCTGGTAGGCTTATAACTGATTATGGTTTAGCAGTAAATACAAACTTCTTACAATTGTTAGAAAACTTTGCTAATGCTAGTCCTCCTACTAATCCAGTTGAAGGACAACTTTGGTACGACACTACACAAGAAATAGATCAGCTTAAAATATATGATGGCACAAACTGGGTTGCTGCAGGTGGGCTTAAAAAAGGCGCTTTCGAACCAGAAGTAGCAAATAGTGTCAAAGGAGACTTGTGGGTAAACACGAGTACAAGTCAACTTTATTTATATACCGGAAGCGGTTGGTTATTAGTAGGCCCAAATTATGTTGATGAAAATAAAACTGGAGCACTTGTAGAAGAAATAGAATCAACAGAATCGGGTAATCCTAAGCGTCCTGTAATTATTAATTATATAGAAAATATTCCAGTTACTATATACACAAGAGTTGAGTTCTCTCCAAGAACTCCTTTTGCTGGATATAGTGCTACAACACCATTAAAAGTAGGTGTAAATTTCAACAAAAGTTTAACAACTGCTAAATTTAATGGCACTGCTGATCTAGCAGCAAATTTACTTATCAACGGCGCATCTATACCAACAACCACAGTAATGCGTAACAATATCGTAAACCAAGTATCTGAAAAAATTCAAGTAAAAAACAATGATGGTATTGAAGTTGGTACTGCAAAAACATTAAGTTTATTAGTTGAGGGTAATAATAGTATTGTTGAAAACAGTATACCCGGTGCACCTATTGATTTGCGTATTAACAACAACGGAACACTTGCTGTTCCTTTACGTATTAAAAGTAACACTAATGTAGGCGTTAACAATCTAAATCCTACTGAAAGTTTAGATGTAATTGGTAATATAAAAACTGATAGTAATATCAGTGTTACAGGAGATACAGAAAGCAACAATCCTACAACAGGTTCTATTACAACACTTGGTGGTGTAGGAATAACAAAAAATTTAAACGTTGGTGGCAATGCTACTATTGATGGTAATATTACACTTGCAAACTTAATTCCTGATTCTGCAAATGTTAGAAATATTGGTAGCAGTGTATTACCTTTTGACACATTATATGCAAATAGAATAACAGGTAATTTGACAGGTAACGTTACAGGTAATGTAAGCGGCACAGCTGGAAGTACAGGCAAACTAAACAGCACAACAACATTTGGTATGACTGGACAAATAACAGGCAGCAGTTTTGTATTTGATGGTCAAACAGGTGGTAGCACAAAAACATTTTCAACACAAGCCGCACCAGCAATTATTAGCGATCAAACATTAGCAACAACTGTTGATCAAACAAACGATACTTTGTTGATTTATAACAATGCATCTGGTATATTGGAAAAGGCAACACCAAGTCAATTATTTGGTAGTTTTGATACTATGCCAGTTGGCACAATTATTATGTATGGTGGAATAACAGCACCCGCTAATTGGTTATTGTGTGACGGCAGCTTCTACCCTATTGATACAACTTACGGTAATTTAAAAACAGCATTAGGATATGATCCTACTAATTCAGCAACTTGGTATTATGGTAGTCCAACAGATAGAGGTGCACCTGATAACAACAACTATTTTAGAGTTCCAGATTTAAGAGGACGTTTCCCTACAATGGCAACTGGTATAGGAAGCGGATCGTTACCATCTAATGCTATTTCAAGTGGTGTGTCAGGTATAGGCGATGCTGCTGGTAATGAAGAAATTACAGTAATGCAAGAAAACTTGCCAGAACACAAACACGATCTAAATGATGGCGATGATAACCAATATTATGCTACATCTACAGCAACTTATAGTGGCACTGATAGTGTTGCTAATAACGGTGATACTTCTGGTACTGGCACAAGATTAGAAACTAGTGGTGGTGTAATTGATTTACAAAACCTTCCAATAAACATTGTAAATCCATATGTAACACTTAACTTTATTATATATTACGGAGGTACCTAATGGCCTATAAACTTAATAAAACAGACGGGTCTCTATTAGTAGAATTAGTTGACGGTAGGTTAGATACTACATCCGCTGACATTAATCTTATAGGTAAAAACTATCAAGGATTTGGTGAAAGTATAAATGAAAACTTTATCAAAATGCTTGAAAATTTTTCAAACACAACTGCACCTGGCAGTCCAATTAGAGGACAGTTATGGTATGATACTTCTACAGGTAGATTAAAAGTATATGATGGTGTAACATTTAGAAGTACAGATAGCACAATTTACAGTGCAACACAACCAACAGAATTAATTGCAGGAGATATTTGGATCGACGGTGCAAAAGATCAAATGTTCTTTTGGAACGGAACTGAAACAATATTAGTAGGACCGGATTATGATAAATCGCAATCACGCACAGGCGATTTTGTTGAAACAATAAAAGATACACTAGGGCAAAATAGAGTAGTAATTAAAAGATTTATCAATGGGGCAATTGTTGGCATTGAAACAAAAGATGCATTTACACCATTTCCTACAATAGCAGGATTTACAAATCTCCAAGTAGGATTTAACATTAGTTCTGCGTTTAGTAATTACACTTTTACAGGTAGTGCTACATCTGCTAAAAATCTAATAGACGATTTTGGTAATGTCTACGATCAAAATAGTTTTTTAAGTGCTGATAGTAACGATACTACCACAGGGTACATAATTATTAAAAACGACAACGGTTTGTATCTTGGTGATGATTTAGATTTAAATATCAGACAAGACGGTGCTGTAACAAATTTCAAAATACAAAAAAGCAATCAAGATCTAAAACTTGCATTTAACAGCAACAATTTAGAAGACAGTGTGTATTTTGATTCAAGTGAAAAGAAAGTTGGATTTTTCCAAAATGCATTACCCCAATATACTGTAGACATTGCAGGCGATTTACGTGTAACAGGAAATATATTAGTAGAAGGTGATACAACAAGTTTAGATGTTGCTACTTTGCGTGTCGAAGATAAGCAAATAGAACTTGCAATTACAGACGACAGTACACTTATTAGTGATATAGATGCAGACGATGCTGGTATAGTTGTTAGAGTATCGGGTGATGATAAACGTTGGACTTGGAGTTATGATACGGATAATTGGACAAGTTCTCATGGTATAGCTCTAAATAAACTAAATGATAGTTATTTTATCGGTACAGCAAATGTTCTTTCTTTGGATACATTAGGTAGCAGTGTTGTAAACAGTAGTTTGACAACTGTAGGCAAATTAACTAATTTACAAATCGGTGGTGGTAGTGACACAATGACTATCACCGATGATACTATTTCAACTACAAAAGGTTTACAAATTACCAGTGTTGATGCTATTGAATTAACCAATGCAAAACAAATTAAGAATGTTGCTACTCCTACTGCAAATAACGATGTTACAAACAAAAAGTATGTTGATGATGCAATTCTTTCACAACCGGTAGTAATGGGATTAGACGTAACAGGAATAGGCACAACATACAATCCAGGATCATACGGCGATGGTACTTGTGATGATGTATTACTTGTTAACATTGCTACATTATTATCAGAAATCAGTACACCTAGCACTGATAGGAATGGAACCGTTGCAAATATTCACGCATATTACTATACAGCTACAACAGATCCTATTGATGTTAACAGCGGTGTTTCAAAAACACTAACTGCTGTTGATAGTGCCGGTGTTCAAAACGTCAACGTAATTGGTGATTTTGCAATCACTGATCCAACAGCAACAGTTAACCTAACAATAACACGAATAACTATTTCTATGGAGATAGCATCTGCTTTATGGGCACCTACAACAGGAGAGATCAGTACTTCAGCAGTTTAGCGATAAATAGTTTAAGCACGAGGAAACAACAAGAATGGCATATATTGTAAACAGATATAACGGCACTCAACTTACAGTAGTTGAAGATGGCACAATTGATCAAACAACAGACATTAAGTTTGTTGGACGAAATTACAGCGGATACGGCGAAGTACAAAACGAAAATTATCTACACCTTTTAGAATCTTTTTCAGGTACTACTGCGCCAGTAAAAGCAATTGACGGACAAGTTTGGTATGATTCAAGCACTTTAAAATTAAAATTTTACACAGGTAGTGCTTGGAAAACAGCAGGCGGCACTGAAGTAAGTGCTACTGAACCAGTAGGATTAAACGAAGGCGACCTTTGGTGGAGTAGTACAAGCAATCAATTGTACGGTAAAACAGCTGGCGGAGAATTTATACTTGTTGGTCCTCAATCTGCCGGTAGCGGTACAACACAAATGCTCAGTGTTAATGTGCTTGATAATGCTGAGAACGAAAAAACAATTATTGTTGCATTAATTAACGATGTGTCTTTATATGTAATTTCAAATGAAGAATTTACACTTGCAACATTACAGCCAGATGGCACTCCTGCTTTAACAGGTTTTAGCTTAATTAAAAGAGGTATTACTTTTGTTAATACTGGAACAGATGGTATTACAGATAACAGCATAGGAGATCCAGTCTCAGGTGCAGCAGATGAACCTATTATATGGGGTACAGCAAGTAACGCTTTAAAAATTAATGGTTTAGAAGCTAGTAGTTTTATTTCAGCTAATAATTTATCATTTAAGGATGCACAATCAGGTGGTGATCTTGTGCGTTTTGGTGATCCTGGATTTACAGTAGGCGCCGGCAATGATTTGTTAGTAAACATTGTTTCAGGAAATCAAGGTAACATTAAAAACCAAGTTGGAGATAAAATCTTTTTTGGTGCATTGCGTAGCGGTGCAGGCTCGCCAGTAAATATTGTTTCTATTAGAAATGTAGCAGCAGATGATGCCGGACTTTATCCAGAAACTGATAATGTATACAATATTGGTGGCGCAAGTGAAAAATTTGCGGAGATTCATGCAACATCTTTTAGAGGTACAGCAGATAAAGCAACAAATGTAGATGTTGCAGGCACAGGACGACTTGCTAGTACAGCAGCAACTCCAAATACTATTGCAGCAAGAGATGCATCAGGTAACTTGACAGCAGTATTATTTAACGGTACTGCTACACAAGCACAGTATGCTGACTTAGCTGAAAAATATACAACCGAAGAAGAACATCCAGTTGGTACTGTTATGACAGTGTCACAAGCAAAATTTGCAGCAGAAGAAGACGTTAGTGCAGAAACAAAACCTTGTAAATCAAGCGATTTAGCAATTGGTGTTATAAGTGAGAATCCGGCATATCTAATGAATTCAGAAATCGACGGACAAGCAATTGCTCTTAAAGGCCGTGTGCCTGTTCGTTGCAAAGGAGTAATTGAAAAAGGTACACCAGTATACGCTTGGGAAGATGGCGTTGCAGGGCCTACAGCTACAAGAGCTCTAGTTGGTATTGCATTAGAAACAAATACAGACCCAGAAGAAAAATTAGTCGAGTGTGTGCTGAAAGTATAAGTACTACAACGGAGAGATAGTATGCCAGAAATAATTTCAGCAGCACGTTACAATGAAATACAAGGAAAAATATCAGCTTTACTAGGAGTTGGATCAGGAGATAAAGGTTACAATCAAAGTGTATCTTCTAATCCTGAGCCTGTGGAATCAATTGTTTTAGCAAATCATATGAATTCTTTGTACACTGATTTTGAAAAAGTATATGTACATATCAATGGAACTACTCCAACAACAATCGAAACTGTAACAGAAGACGATGATATTACTGAAGCATTATATGCAGCATACGAAACTCTTATTACTACTTTAGAAAATGATAGGTTTACAGTAGCACTTTCTCAAACTGATACCGAATCTGCTGGAGTAAACAGTATTAAAAATGGTTCAGCTACGCCGTGGGGCGGCACAGCAACACCACAAACAATTAATCACACTATTGATGTAGGTTTTGCAGATGCAAATGCACGGAGAGCATTTTTCAATGCTGGTGGACAAATACGTTTTAATGCCAGCATTGATATTAGTAGTGTTTCTGGTGATGATTTATCTAAAAACCAAGATTGGGAAACAATGCTTACAAACAGTGGGCAAATACAATTTGGACGAGCTGCTACTGCAACAACAGGAAGTGGTACTGCATACGCAATTGGCAACGAAGATTTGACAGATACCTATCAAAGAATATATCTTAAAGAAGCTGATCCAAGCGGAACTTATGCAGAAAATGAATGGTATATTGAAGCTAAAGAAAAAAACGATAACGAAATAACATTTAATATAGTTTTTAGTGATCTTGATGTAGGATCAGGGGGCGCAGACGAATATGTTTCAGGTATATTAACAAGTTCAGTTTCTCATCTAAGAGCAAGCGGAACTTATGTAAATACACCTGCACCTTCATATAGTAAGACAAGTGAATTATAATTTGACAAATTTGTGTGCATAGTTTAAAATGTTAAAAAAGGAAATATAATGGCTGTAAATACCCCGATACTAGCATCACATTATAATGCAATTAGAGAATTAATAGCTGGACGTTTAGGCAATGTTTCTGTCTATAATGATTATGGTAGTTTAACAACTCCTCTTACTACATCTGGAGGATATGGTAGGAATTTTACAAGTGACAATGTAGTTGGAGGCAGTACTCCAGGGGTTAGTGATACGGTTACCGAACAACAACATTTTAATTTATGGCTAGATTTACAGGCAGGACATAATCACTGCTATGCAAGTTTAGCAAGTGATATCGATCCTACTGAATTTGAAGGTAAACTAACTTATCCAGATTTTGCAGATATATCTAATAGAGATCTTATTGCTTGGCAGCATAAATTAGATTTAGATACTATTGCTGATACAGTTTTAGCATTTAATCATGCTTCTACAGAATTTCCTAGCAGTAGTTTTACAGGATTAGAGCCGTTAGAAACCAGTGGCGGAGTAAGCACATCGAGTCAACGGACAGCAAATTGGGGCGGTAGTGCAGATGCCGTAAAAGTAATTAGGCACGAAGTTACAGTAAATTTTCCTAGTCATAATGAATTAATTTACTTCTTAGCAGCCGGCGGAGAAATACTTTTTCAATCTAGTGCAACAGGAGGCACAACAGGCACTCTTTATAGTAAGGATTGGGATTGGGCTCAAGTTTTAAGTGACAGCGGAACTGTAAGATTCAGACGTAGAAATCAAACAGATTGGATTTGTGAAGCAATTAGTCCTGGTTCGGGCACAGGATATAGTAACGCTAATATTAGTAGTGGTGCTACTTGGACTAAAATATTTGAGAAACAAGGCGGCGGTAGAGCAGGTGGTAATCCTGGAGGTATTCCTGTAAGCCAGATCTACGATGATAACTTTTTTAGAATTTATGCTAGAACTAATAGTGCATTAGCCAGTGCTACACAGTTACAATTTAGAATTGAATTTGACGACGGTGATACAGGGACTGGATATCAACAAGAATTTGGTGAACAAGGTGCTCCTGCAGATGAAAGTGTAGGAGCAACTATTACAAGTACAGTTTACACAAAAACACCAAACAGTACATTTGTATACGATGGTGTAACTTACAATGGAATCGTGCTTGATGTTCCAACCGGAACAAAAGATTCCGATTTATAATTGACAATACAAATAGTTTAATATATACTATAACATATCTAGGAGGTATATATGGACGAACGTCTTCAAAAAGCATTAGACCACAGTAACTATATGGTTACTCTAAACAATCAAAAACGTTTGTTAAGAGAGCAATATAAAGAAAATTTAGTATACTACTATAACGGTGGACAATTTACAGTTACACAAGAACTTATAAGTTTTTGTCAAAGTTTAGTAACTTTAGAACAGGATGGAACAATCTTGATTGATGATAACAGTATACCGATTGAAGTAGATAATGTTGCAAATTTTAGTGCTGAATTATACACAAAATATTTTGAAGCAACTAACCAATATTTTGTTGAATATAACAAATTGAAAAAAAACAGAACTGTTGAAAGTATTATAAATTTATGACAAAAGGCGTCTTGTTATTTGCTAACAACAACGGTACACTAAACTATATAAAACAAGCTGAATTTTTAGCAAAAAGAATACAAAAGTATTTGAACTTACCAGTCAGTCTTGTTACAACCTCTGACTATGATAATAGTAATAATTTGTTTGATACTGTAATTCAATCGACTAGCAAAAATTATCATAATACGACAAAAAGACATCACGACGGTGACTTATATAATAAGATAACATCTTTTCTAAATACCGATAGGGCAGACGTATATTACCTTACTCCTTATGATGAAACAATTGTAATGGATACTGATTACGTTATTAGTAATGATATTTTAAATAATTGCTTTTTACAACAGAAGGAATTGTTACTTTACAAGGATGCAATCCACGTAGGTATACACACAGGAACATCTGAATTTTTACGTATTAGTGATACCAGCATAGATTTTTATTGGGCTACTGTATTTTATTTTAAAAAATCAGAACAAACAAAAATGTTTTTTGATTTAGTAAAGCATATTAAAGAAAATTATATGCATTATAGAAGTATGTATCAATTCCGTACAACTGTATATAGAAATGATTTTGCTTTTAGCATTGCGCTACACATAATGAATGGATACAAATCTGGTGACTTTGCGGGTATACTTCCAGGCAAGAAATTTTATGCTATTGACAAAGATGTTTTACTTGATATAGTTGAAGATGAAATAAAAATTCTTGTACAAAAAACAAATCGTTTTGGTGAGTATACAGCAGTAAATCTCAAAGGCAGTAATTGTCATATAATGAATAAGTTTAGCTTGGAGAGAATAATTGACAACCAATAATTTTACTATGCTTGCCCAAAACAGTAATTTTGACTACGTGCGTCAAGCATACTTAGCTGCAATGAGTATTAAAGTTACAAATGAAAATAGCAGTGTATGCTTAATTACAAATGATCCAGTGCCACGAAAATACAAGCAGGTGTTTGATCATATAGTGGAAATTCCTTGGGGCGATCACGCTGAAAACGAAGATTGGAAAGTTAGTAATAGATGGAAAATTTATCACGCTATACCATATGAAAACACAGCAGTGATAGATACAGATATGCTGGTATTAGATGACATTTCTTTTTGGTTTGATTATTTAGAAAATTACGATTTATTTTATACTAGCAAAGTTACAACATATAGAGGAGAAGTGATTCCTGATAAAAACTATTATAGATACAACCATTTTTACCTAAACAATATTCCAAGTTTATACAGTGGTTTTCATTATTTTAAAAAATCAGATTTAGCACACGAGTTTAATGACTGGCTTGAATTAATAACAAATAATTGGCAATCAATTTATAAAACAGTAAATAACAAGCTAAAACATTTAAACAATCCAAGTATGGATTTAACAGCATCTATAGCAAGTTTATTACTAGATAATACGCATTTGATTACAAATAATAAAAGTGAATATCCTAGTTTTGTGCATATGAAACCAAAATGTCAAAATTGGAACGATAATTTTTCAGTTAGATGGCAAGACAGAGTAGGTGTATATTTAGACGACGATCTAAAATTGAAAATTGGAAATTATCAACAAAATGGAATCTTTCATTACACCGAAAAAGATTTTGTTACTAATGACATAATTAAAAAATATGAAAAGGTCTTAGGAATATGAATGTAAAAAGATTTGTATGTTTTGAAGACGATGGAACAATTTACAAAATAAGCAACCAGCCTGACAAAAGATTTCAATTTTTAGAAGTTGATATAGAAGAAGTTGAAGATTTTATTACAGGAAAATTAAGTCTTCTTGAACACAAAGTAGAATTTGATTTTATCGAGAAAAAATACAGTATAAAAAATACAAAGCAAATAGACGAGGATAAATTAATGTGGAGTTTTCTATATGAAATACCCACTGCTATTCCGAAAGAGAAACAAGTAATTCTAACTAAAAATAATAAAAACAAAAGTTGGCATATAATGTTAGATGATAAATTTGAATCAGAATTGTTAGATCAAAATATTAACATAGATCTTTCAAAGTATTATTTTAGCATTACAAAAAAGAATGATCCAAATGTATTATATAGACTTATAAAATTTACAGATGGAAATTTTGTGCCATTTTCAGAAGATTTTGAATTTGACGGAACACCGTTTTCTGTGTATACTACACGTAGATTTGATTCTTACTATCTAGAGGAAGTTGATGCCTAGCACATTCAGAGTTGTTGATTACGATATTATATACTTGTCATATGACGAACCAAATGCAGAACAAAATTTTGCAGACTTATGTAGTAAGGTTCCTTGGGCCGAACGAGTACATGGTGTAAAAGGTAGTGATAGCGCACACAAAGCTGCTGCTGAAAAATCTACAACAGATAGATTTATTACCGTAGATGGTGATAATAGAATTAGAGATGATTTTTTGTCACAGGTTATAAACTTTGATGAAGATACTGATTTAACTAATAAGGTTATTAGTTGGACTGCTGAAAATATAATCAACGGATTAGCGTATGGAAACGGCGGAATTAAATGTTGGCCTAAGAGTCATGTTTTAAATATGCGCACACACGAAAATGCTCCAAAAGATAATCCACACGCACAGGTAGATTTTTGTTGGGATACTGAATATGTACAAATGAACGGAACATATAGTATGATATATAACAATGCTACACCTCATCAGGCGTGGCGTGCTGGTTTCCGTGAAGGCGTTAAAATGGCATTAGATCAAGGTGTTCGTCCTGACTATGAAGGATTTAAACGTAATCACTGGAAAAACTTACACCGATTGTATATTTGGTTAATGGTAGGTGCAGACGTTGAAAACGGACGTTGGGCTATATACGGTGCTAGAGAAGGTTTGTACAAAACTATGTGTACAGATTGGGATTATGTTAATGTACGTGATTTTGAATGGCTTAATGAATATTGGGATCAAAAAGGTGAATTTGATGAAGAAAGCATGGAATTGGATACTAATTATTTAGGCGAAAAATTAATTGAAGAATTAAATATACCCATTGCTGAAGATCCTTTAAACGCACAACAAAGTATGTTCTTTAAAAATGTATACCAAAATCCTGTGAGAGACAACAGTAGAAAATTTTTAGATAGAGAACAATAATGGAGCGTAGCGAAAGCGAAGAAATTAAACGCATTGATGGTATAACACAAGAAATATCACCAACGTTTTGTTTTGCTAAATGGTATCATGCCAATATATATTTCCAAACAGGTGAAACACACAGTTGTTATCATCCTGCTCCTCATAAGATTGACACAGCACCGTTGTTAGAAAATCCAAGTGCAATACACAACACAGCGCAAAAGAAGCAAGAACGTGCTGCAATGATGCGTGGCGAACAACCTACTGGTTGTAACTATTGTTGGAAGATTGAAGCACTTGGCAAAGATTACGTAAGTGATAGAAAACAGCGTAATCAAACTATCTTCTTTAAACATAGACTAAACGCTGTAAAAGAAGGTGGTGCAGAGTTTGATGTAAATCCAGAATACTTAGAAGTTAGTTTTGGTAATGAGTGTAACTTCCGTTGTGGATACTGTCATCCAAAAGCCAGCAGTAGATATTATCAAGAAATCAAACAACATGGCCCATATACAAACGTAAAAAACCATAGATGCGACATTGATTGGTTTCAAATATTTGAAGAAGAAAACAATCCGTATTTAGATGCATTTTGGCGCTGGTGGCCAGAATTAAGTAAAGAGTTACACATATTGCGTATTACAGGTGGTGAGCCTACAATACAAAAAAGCACATATAAACTGTTTGATATGTTGGACGCAGACCCTAAGCCAGAACTTGAATTAAACTGTAACAGCAACTTAGGTGGCAAACCAAAGCAGTTAGAAAAGTTTACAAACCGTGTAAATGACCTGTTAACAAACAACAAGATTAGACGCTTTAAAATGTTTACAAGTATTGACACTTGGGGTAAACGTGCAGAATACATACGTGACGGATTAGACATCGAAGTTTTTGAACGCAACTTGGATTATTTTATGCGTAACTGTGAAGCACCTATGGTGTTGATGATTACGTTTAACATATTCAGTGTAACAACATTCCGCACACTACTAGAAAAAATATTAGAATGGCGTGCCAAGTATAATGATGTAGAAACACACAGATGGCAACGTTTGGGTTTTGATACACCACATCTTAAAGAGCCTCTACAATATGATATTAATATACTGCCAAACAACTATATGACTTATATGCGTGACCATTTGCAGTTTATAAAAGAAAATGTAGATGACAATCGCAAAGATGCATTTAGCACTATAGAATATGAAAAGTTTAGACGTGTTGTTGATTACATGGATACAACAGAATATCCGTTAGAAAAAGTTATACAAGGACGTAGAGATTTCCACAACTTCTTTAAAGAACAAGGACGCAGACGTGGAGTTGATCACAAACAAGTGTTTCCAGAAATGTCAGACTTTTTTGAGTTGTGCAGCAAATACGTCTAGCACTTGTTTTGATTCGGGCCATTGCACTTTAGACAAATCATTTAACCAGTGTTCAACATCTACTTTCCAAAATGTTTGAAATGCACCTTTGTACTCTAGTTCAAAAGGATCTTTAAGATATTTGTGTCTATGCATAATCTTTGCCCAAGTTCTATGCACTTTACGTTGGCTTGCTGTCTCTAAGTTGTTTGTGCTTACATACATAGGCTTGTCTAGCCCTAAGTAATAAAAACAAGCAGGTGTTAGCATTTGACTTGTGTGATGATTCATTGGGCTGCGATCATTGTTGTGTACTTTGTGTCCATGTATGTCATCCACACGTTCAATAAGCAATGCTGTACGTGCAGCAATACGATGTGCATCTTTACCTAATATTCCTAGTTGACGCAAACTGTGTGTGATTGTTGTGCCTATTACTCTGTCTTTATAATATAAAAGTATTAGTGTAGCATCTTCGTGCTTATCAATATAATCAATAAGCACTGTTTTGTTATGGTTGTTGTAAAAGCCTCTAGCAGCAGCACCTTCGTACCAATCTTCTAAATCCTGTGTACCGTCGTAAACTTCTAGTCTATACAAAAACTTGTGTCCTATCAATCTTACGCAGATTATCGTCTACTTTGATTTCGTCTACTTTTTTTGCTGTGATTTCGTATGCGCACTTATGTTGTTTTGTAAACTTAGTAATATCCAAATCACCTGTGTAATACACAACACATTCGTGTGCAACTTTTCTACATAGTGCTAAACTTGCACCATTTTCAATAGCAACTTTTTCGATTTGTTCTGGATAAACTCTGTCACCACAGTTTTCCATTTTGAATGCATTAAATCTACGTCCCGATAGTGCAAACTCATCTGTGTCTGTAAACTCTACTAGGTCGCCACTGTTCCACCATTCTGTTTGATTTTTGTACTTACAACAAAACTCAGTTGTGCCATCATCGTGTTTCTCAAACTTGTATTCGATGTTAGGATTAATATCGGTTAACTTATATACGTCTTGGCGTTCTGTACTCATAATGATAGGAGGTACTTCTGTGCTGCCGTAACCTGTGTTAACCTGTTGCGCACCTTTTGAACGCAAATCTTCCATAAGTCCTGTAGGTGTAATATCACTGCCTACTTGCATCTGCTTCATACAGCTTAAATCCAAGTTTTGCCACTTTTTGTGTCTATGCCAAGTTTTCCAAACATTAGGAAGTATCAACATATTTGTTGGCTGCACTTCACGTATTCTATCTGGTAGATTTGCAACTGTTGTCTCAATAAATGTATCACAGTTTGCAACATGACAAGGATACAAACTCATACTTGTAAAACCAATGCCTCTAGGATTGTATAATGCCATCATACTACTGTTTGAATCAAGCATAAAATATTCTGCATTGTATTCTGCAACTTTGCGCATTAGTTCTGCACTGTGTTGATATGTTTTTGGATTACCAGTTGTACCGCTGGTAGTTACTGTAATATTCCAGTTTTCAAGATAGTTAATAACTGCGGATCTTACGTGATCGTTATCACTTTCTAGATATTCTATTCCATCAATATAGATCATTCTGAAAACACCTCCGAATCTTTAGTTTTTATTATAACATAAATTTAGTGTAAGTCAACCCAAGAACTACCTGTGTAGCCTTGGAATTTATTTGTATTTTGATTAAAAATAATCATGCCAGCTTCTGCTGTCATTGAATCTCTGTCTGCAAAAGTAGTGCCTCTTGCTTTAAATACAGGCACTGTCAATACACCGTCACCGTCAAAGCTCAAACGTCTTGGATTTGTTTGACTGTGATTGTCGTTTCCTTTCGGTAAGCTAACAACAAATTTACTTTCTACATGAGTATCAGTTGGTGCTGCATCTGCATAGATACCAAACAAGCCACCAGTTACAAAGTTTGTTCCATTGTAACCTTCACCTGAAATAATTGCAAGTGGATTATCTGTTCCTATAGCAGTTTTTGCATTTACTGTACCATTGTAGTTTTTGACATTTAAAAATTCTTCATCGGCACTTGTTTCCACTGTGATTGCATCTGAGAAAATATTTATATCGCAATCTATTGCATCTGTAATATAGCCACCAATTGTTACAACACCGTTTACAGCGTGTAACACAGTGCCTTGTTCACTAACAGTTAATGCATCCTGTGCACCATTTACGTCACTGTATATAAAGTTTCCATCAAAATGTCCTCTAATAGTAGCAGGTGCTGTTTCGCTGGTAGGATCAACCGGATCATGTAACTTGATAATCTCTTGTCCGTTATAATGATGTACATGAGCACGTAGTGCAGTATCTGCTCTAGTATCACCTAGATAAACAATAGGACCGTTTGCAACAGCACCTGGATCAGGATCAATATGATGTTCTAAGCCGCCGTAAAAGCTATATTGTGGATGTTCGATTGTGTTGTTTAAATTTGTTATTTTTACTTCAGGAGGTTCACCTTCTGCTGTATTCAAATTAGCACCAAGTAAATGTCCATTTACATTACCTGTTACATTACCGGTAACGTTACCAGTTAAATCTCCAATAACATCGCCCGTGTGCTCTCCAACTAAGTCGCCAAAAAACTCACCGTAAGCGTTACCGTTGAAGTCGCCGCTAAATGTACCATATATAACACTGTCACTTGTAATGTTACCGTGCAAATCTCCGTAAAAATCGCCAGTAAACGTAGTTGCAGTTATAGTTTTATTTGCAGTATCAACAATAGTTGTACCTTCGCTGTCAACAACATTACCATAAACAGGTGCTATAACTCTAGCAGTCATACCGTCGATAAGTTTGATTTGACCGCTTGTATCATACACGCTACCTTCTAGATCGGATTTTAAAACTTGTGCTGATAAATTGAAAACTACATTACCTTCGGTATCTTCTATATTACCGACCATTGGTCCATAAAGTTTACCTGTTGAAACATCAACTTGTATCAATCCATTTGATGATACAACATCTGCTTTTACTTGTCCTTGCCAACTATCTACAATTACTGATTCGTCTGCTCCAACGATATCTAATCTATATGCTTCACCTGGTATAAAATCTGCCATAACGTCCTCCGTCCTAATATTTATCTAAAATCTAATATTGACATTAGAATACAAATCTCATATAATTACTGTATGTATGATATTTTTTATATTGGCAATCCGTCTGAGTTACAATTCACAAAACTAAAAACTAGATTTCCCACAGCAAAATATGCTGAAAATGTTCCACAAGCAAAACATAAAAGTCTTACAAAAATGCTTTGGATTGTTTATGATAACCTTGTGGTTGACGAAGACTTTGATTTTAATTATACAGTTGATGAATATAACAACACATATACTCACGTATTTAAGAATGGTGACTTTTATGACGGTGTGTGTTTAATGCCAAAAAACAGTCATCATGGACCTGGTGAATTAAAAGCAAGATTTTATATAAACAAAAAATTCGTACCTATTCAAGCAAGTAAACCTGTTATCTCAAATTTTGATAAAGTTTTTATAAGTTACAATGAACCTAATGCTGATGAAAATTATGAACGTGTTTTAGCACGTTTTCCAGATGTAAAACGTATACACGGTGTCAAAGGAATACATCAAGCTCATATTGCTGCTGCAAGTTTGTGTGAAACTGATATGTTTTGGATCATAGATGGTGATGCACAACTAACAGACGAATTTTCTTTTGATTATATTCCAGAACATCACAATAAGCAAGCCGTACACGTATGGCGCAGTATGAATCCAGTTAATGGACTAGTATATGGATATGGCGGAGTGAAACTTTTCCCAACAGAAAAAACTCTTGTTATGGATGTAAGTAAACCAGATATGACAACAAGTGTTAGTGATAAATTTGTAGCAATGAATAAAATATCTAACGTTACAGCCTTTAACACAGATCCTTTTAATACGTGGAAGAGTGCTTTTAGAGAATGTTGTAAACTAAGTAGTAAAGTAATTGATAGGCAAAAAAGCCAAGAAACAAATGAACGTTTAAGAACTTGGTGTACATATATTGAAGGTGATCCTAAATTTGGAGAATATGCTCTTATTGGAGCAAAAGCAGGTGCATCATATGGCGCAAGAAACAAAAACAAACCAGATGAATTACGTTTAATTAATGACTTTGATTGGCTTAAGGAAAAATTTGATGGAAATATTTGAAGTACTAGATAGATTTGAAATATTAAATAAAAACGATACAAATTTCGAATTATTACGTAGATCATATGTTGATGAAGATTTGCATAGCATTCTGAAATTAAGTGACAATGAAGAATTACGTAAAGCTGTTTTAGAAAATAATATACATAGTATTTTTAGAATTGTTGAAAACAAAAGATGCATAGGCGATTTGGAAGATTTGCGTAAAGCAGTTTTAGAAAATAATTTACACAGTTTATTTAGATTACTACCAGGAAACGAAGATTTAAGAAAATCAGTAACCGAAAATAATATACACAGTATTTTTAGAATGATTGGCGACGAAGATTTAAAAAAACTAATATTAGATGACAATATGTGGAGTATGTTTAGGATACTAGAAAAACATACAGATAGTCATTTTGTAAAAGCTCTAAAAGATCTAATAACAAATAATATTGAATTTGATAAAGATTGCCTCAGCAGAGGACAAATAAAAAGTAAACAATGGCTAGTTGAAAAATTAAAAGAAATTAACAGAGATTTAGGTGTTGTATTTTTATGTGCAGGATGGTATGCAACATTAGCTACTATGATTTTTGAATCTGACATTAATGTAGATGAAATTATAAGTTTCGATATAGACCCAAGTACTTTACAAATTTCAAATATTTTTAACAAACCTTGGATTATAAACGAATGGAAATTTAAATCCTGTACACAAGACATACATGAACTACGATTTGACGAACACATATATGACGTAGAAAAAAATAACGGTACCATTGAAACTCTATGGAGTTATCCTAATACAATTATAAATACCAGCACTGAACATATTGAAGATTTTCAAGATTGGTATAGTAAAATTATTCCAGGTCAACTAATAGTATTACAAAATAATAATTATTTTGAAATTAAAGAACACGTTAATTGCAGCAAAACGTTAGAAGAATTTAGCAAAAAAACACCAATGTCTAATGTTTTATATGAAGGTGAACTAGATTTGACACAGTATAAAAGGTTTATGAAAATTGGATATAAATGATTTAGATGTAAGACAATTACAAAAAGAAAGTGCTAGAGCATTGAGCACAATGCAAGCAACAAATAACAATATTTGGCAGTTTAATAAAAAAGCACATCATAACAGTCAAAACTGGTATAAGGCTGTTATTGAATGGTACATAGAGCAGTATGGAGGTTTACCTAGCAAAACAAGTCCTGGAAAAGATGTTAGGTTAATTTTAGATGACTAAAATTGTAATGAAATACCTCGGCAAAAAACATTATGAATTTTTTGATGATAGAGGTATAACAGTTTATAACCGTGCCTTACGTGCTCCTTGGTATAATTATATTTTAATGGATGTAATTGCAGATTTCAACGATAGTGTTGACGAAGTTGATTACACAAAAACTTACAGAGAAGATAAATTTTATATTGTTCAAGTTCCTTACATTAAAAATGACAAAATTGAAAAAGTGGAACGTTGGAAAAATAAATTTGACATTTTTTTAAACGAAAATAAAAATTTTTTGTCTTTGCCTAATGTTCATGTGTGCATTGGTGAAATTATGGAATGTCCAAAAACACACGCCGAGACCCTTGATTACTTTATTGTTAAATATCCTTATATAAAATTTTTTGCTGTTACAGTTGATAAAAAATTTGACAGCAAACACGGAAAATCTTTTTACGATGATAGATGGAAGAATCGTTTTCAACCTTACGACGATGTAGTTGAATATAATCCAAAAAAATTATATATAAATCTTACTAGAGTAGCTAGATACCATCGTTGTTTACTATTAGATCAATTGATAGCAAAAAATCTTTTTCACGACGGTTATAATACTTGGGGAAATGTATTTGACGAATTCCAATTTTATAAAAAAATGTATCCAAATACTCAAATTGATAGAATGAAATTTGATGTATTAGATATAACGGATTTGAGTAGTACAATGCCTACCAACTCTGTTCCAAAAGAATGTAGTGAAAGTTTTTTGTTCTTAAATACAGAGACCGATGTGGAAAATGATAGACTTTTGCTCAGTGAAAAAGTTTATAAACCGTTGGGTATTGGAATGCCTTTTATGACTTTAGGTAATCCTGGCATAATACAAGAATTAAGGAATAAAGGATATATAACTTTTGAGTATTGGTGGAATGAAAGCTACGATAACGATTATCCTATTGAACACAGAATAAAAATAATTGTTGATAACTTAAACAAACTTAAAAAATATGACACAGCAAGTTTATTAGATATACGGAAAGAAATGCATTATGCTTTAAAATATAATTTAGAATTATATAGACTTAGTCGCAGAAAAAATACATTAAAGGAAGCATTATTACTTTATGCAAGGAGTCAAAATGTCTAGTCCTTTTCTTAAAGTTGGAATTAAAAAGTCTATTAAGAATTGGGATAATTCTGTAGACGAACATACTTGGAACAAGCAAAAAAAACGTAGAGGCGATAATTGGCACTATGCAAATCTATCAAAAAATCCTATATATTATAACACAAATACTTTTGGATATAGAACACCAGAATTTCAGTTTAACAATGACTACGCATTAGCATTCGGTTGCAGTAATACATACGGATTGTTTCAATATGAAAAAGAAAGATACAGTAATTTGTTAGAAGATAAATTAAATATTCCAGTGTATAATTTAGGAATTTCCGGCGGCAGTACAAATATTATTCTAATGAATGTTTTAAATTTAGTAACATCTGAAATAAAATTACCTAAATTAGTTGTTATACAATGGCCAAAGCAAATGAGACTATGTTTTCCTTATGAAGGTAATACACCTTCAGTTGCAAGCATACTTGCAGAAGGAGGCAGATCAAAAATATTTAAATCTTTAATGCGATATGGAAATTTAATAGAATATAATTCTTTATGGGCAAAGGAAACAACTATAAAAATGTTAAATTTATTTAACATTAAAACAGTAGAATTTGCCTTAGAGGATTTTACTGCTGCTGCTTTTAATGTATCTCACATTATCAGACTAGACACAGCGTTTGATAATCAGCATATCGGACCTAAAACAAATGAAGAAATTTTAAATTTTATAGGCAAATATTATGTATAAGTATGAAGATATAAGAAGTATACACTTAGAAAATACACAAAACTGTCAGGCTAATTGCCCTATGTGTGATCGTAATCAAAACGGAGGCGCATTAAATCCGCATATAGATTTGAATGAACTTACACTAGAAGATTGTAAACGTATATTTGAACCAGAGTTTATTGCACAATTAAAAACAATGTATATGTGTGGCAATTTAGGAGATCCTATTGTTGCACGAGATACACTTGAAATATTCAAATATTTTAGAGAACACAACAAAGATATGTGGCTCAGCATGAATACAAACGCAGGAGCAAGAGATGAAGCATGGTGG